CTGGACACCTTCACCAAGGTGAAAGGATGTCTGAGATCGAACCCATAGACCTGAGTCAAGAGTCTGCTCACCCGGTTCACGAGCTTGGTCAACACGCTCATACTTCCATCGAGCAGTAGATCTGCGGTATGGGGTTGTGTCATTGACATTCAAAAGGAATGGCAAACCACCAATAGCAACATCAAAGGCGTAGGTGTTTGGATCGTAGTATTGAGAGCTTCGACCTGTGAGGTCGACAATGACTGTCTCCGTAATATCCGGGGATTTAGACTGCTTTAATACCACGCTGTCTCCTTATAGGGAATTATGAAAGTTCTTACTTATGACATTGGGCGAGAACACTTTCTAAACTGCCCCTGTTTCAAATTTAATTAAATATGTTCAATCCATGACTGGCTATTTTCATCCCAGTCATAACGATTACCATCTGTTGGATAAGATGAAGGTGCTTGCCAATCTCCATTGGAGTCTAAAGTCCAAGACTTGTAAGGCTTAGGATGAATAAACATATCTAACTCTGGGTTGTATGAATAACCAACACCACAGTATCGTTTACGAATTGATCCGTTATATGAAGTTTGTTTCCAGTTTGAGTGTCCAAATAAATCAGTTAGAAAATCAATACCTGCTTGTTCTGACTCAACACCATCTACTGTAATCACATCGTTGTTAACAACATGAACTTCCATAACAATATTGTTGTCATCTAGTTTTGCAAAATGTGCCACGATTACTCCTTAGTAAGTTATTGAACCTGAACCAGTAAATGTATATATATACCAAGATCCAGAAGTTGTTGCAGTTGGTGAACCTGTAGTAGCCGAAGCTGCTTGAGTTGCACGAATAATAACAACACCACTTCCACCATTGCCAACTACTGTTGAGTTGCTAGGGTTGTATTCGGTTCCACCTCCACCACCACCTGTATTGGCTGTTCCATTTCCTCCATCAGTAGTTGCGTATCTAGCACCACCTTGACCACCACCGCCTGTGCCACCAGGTGAGTTTGCTGGTGAAGAACTTGCTTCATTTCCACCTCCACCGCCACCACCTCGAGTTACAGATGTTCCAGTAATACTGCTTGCTACACCGTTGCCACCTGAACCTGCAGCACCTGATGTGCTTGCTGGTGCATCGCCACCGATGGCTCCAGCACCTCCACCGCCACCACCTTTGATACCAGCATAACCAGAACCACCTGCGTAGCCTTGATCTTTTAATCCTGCTCCAAAGTTAGAGACACTGTTAGAGTTGTTGCGGTGCATGCCACCACCAGAACCACCACGACCAGCGTTGTAGCGATAGCTTGCACCTTTACCACCACCAACAGAAACAATAGGTGTGATACCTGTTCCTGTTAGATAGGATGAAGTTCCTTCTGTGTTTTCAACTGTGCTTCCATTGCCTGAGGTTCCAGTACCACCAGCACCGATTGATATTGTGTATGTTGCGGAAGGTACATAAAGAGTTGGTTCTGCTGATGCACCACCACCAGAGTTTTCTCCAGTAACATTACATCGGTAGCCACCTGCTCCACCTCCACCACCATTATCGTATGCTCCACCCCCACCACCGCCAATAACTAAGTATTGAACAGAGATGCCAGTAGTTGGGGCTCCGGCGGTAATTGCCTTAAAGACAGAAGCTTTCAATCCAGTTTTAATGGATGAGTTTGAAAAGGATTTAGTTGCCATTAGTAAGTGATGCTCCCATCGGCATTGAATGTATAAATATAATAAGAACCAGAAGTTGTTGCAGTAGGAGATCCTGTTGTTGATGCAGCTTGTCTTGTTGATCTAATGATTACTACACCAGATCCGCCAGATCCACCTGCTATAGGAGAAGCACTATTGCCTGCAACTCCACCACCACCACCTCCGGTATTAGCCGTGCCATTAGTTGGAGATGTGTTATATGCACCTGCTCCACCTCCGGCTGAGGCAGTACCTCCAGATCCAGAGCTGTAAGCACCTGCTCCACCACCACCACCTCTTGCTACAGATGTGCCAGTAATTGATGAAGAAACTCCTGCACCGCCAGTACCAGATCCGCTGGCGTTTCCACCAGTACCTCCTGCACCGCCACCACCACCAGCTCGGTTTGTAGATGGTGAATCAGCACCTGCATAACCTTGACCATAAATAGCAGCACCGCCAGAACTTGGGTGGGCTCCGCCACCTCCGCCAGAACCACCAGGTCGACCTGAAGATGAATCGGCACCACCACCACCACCACCGGAAGAAACAATGGAAGCCATGCCTGTTCCAGAAATATATGATGGAGAGCCATCATTAGCCCATCTAAAAGCACCTGATGGTGTAAATGCTGAAGCACCTGCACCTACAACAACTGTATAAGTTGTTCCAGATGTTATGTAAATAGGTTGTTCGGCAGATAATCCTCCACCAGAGTTTTCTCCAGATACTGAACAGCGATAACCGCCTGCTCCACCACCACCGGCACCATCCCAGTTGCCACCAGCTTTTCCATTACCACCACCACCGCCGCCAATGACTAGATACTCAAATGTTGCAGCAGCAGGATCAACTCCAACCATAGTTGGATATTTTCTAATACCACTACCAAATTGAGATTTACTAAATTTAGAAATTGCCATGGTGGATAATGCCCTTCAGTTAATTAAGCGGCTAATTCAGAACCAAATGCTGTGAATGTAAGATCAGCAGCGGATGCATAGGTAACAATTACATTACCTGCTGCAAGTGTAATTCCAAGAGTAAGTGCTACTGAGTCATTAGCTGCGACTGTTACATCGTATGCAAGATAATGTTCATTAGCAAGAGTTGTTCCTGTTGCTGGCTTTACTGCCAAGCGATATGTTCGAGCAGATGCTGAACGATTAGCAACAACGATAGTCGATACTACCGCTGCTGAAGATGAAGGTGTAGCGTAAAGTTCTTCTGCGGTTGTTGCAGCAGCAGCCCTACGACCTAATACTTTGTATGCCATGTTTATGCTCCCATGAGTAGAAATGGATCGAGGCCGCTACTTGCGACATCGGATGCTCTGGCTAAAGGATACCCTCCAGCCGTTACCCCATCGTGAACCACGATAGTTTCTTTGTCGGTGTCAACTGTTATCTCACCGGCCAAACCTGTAAATGTAGAGTGTTGTGCTGTTGTGCCTCTACGCTGTTGAACTGCAAATGAACTAGGCATTTTATGCTCCCATCATCATGAATATATCTGTCAATGGGTCGGTAGTAATGGTTGCCCAAGAAGCTGCCGTTCCATTAGTTGTTAAATATTTTCCAGAGTTACCAGTCTGGGATGGCAATGCATCAAGAGTAGTCCACTCAACTCCATCTGCTTGAGCAGAGTTGGCTGTAAGAACTTGTCCATTAGTGCCAACAGTTTGTGCAGTATAAGTACTTGTTCCCGTGCCTACAAGTATTACTCCCTTTGCTGTATAAGCAGATCCAAGAATTGCAGACCCAAGCAAGGCTGCTGATGTGGCAGCAGATGATGCTGAGGTGGCAGCACTTGATGCTGATGTGCTTGCACTAGAAGCCGAAGTAGCTGCTGCTGTTGCTGAGTTAGCAGCAGAAGTAGCAGATGTAGAAGCTGATGTAGCAGAGGTTGCTGCACTTGTAGCGGATGTTTGTGCCGATGCTGCAATAGTTGCAATATTTATATAGGTAGTCGATGTTGTATCGGCATCTGTAATAGATCCCATATCACGAACAATTCCTGCACCAGTTAACCCAATTACTGATGAGTAAGTTGATGCTGCTGAACTTGCTGAGGTAGCAGCAGATGAAGCACTTGTTGCTGCTGAAGTAGCAGATGTTAAAGCAGAAGATGCAGAAGTTGCAGCCGATGTTGCTGAGGTCGATGCACTTGTTGCCGAGGTTGCAGCAGCAGTTGCACTTGCAGCGGCTGATGTAGTCGATCCAAATAGTGTATCGATGTAAGACTTGTTGGTTGCATCTGTGGATGCAGTAGGTGTAGCAAGATCTGTAATCTTGCTGTTACCCATTGATAATGCACCAGTCATAGAGTCGCCAGCTTTTGATACCTTAGTAGCAATAGAGTTGGTTACTGTTGTTGAGAAGTTGGCATCATCGTTAATAGCAGCAGCTAATTCATTAAGGGTATCTAAAGCACCCGGTGCTGCATCGACAAGACTTGAAACTTGAGAATCTACATAAGCCTTGGTAGCAGCATCTGTATTAGCAGATGGAGTTCCAAGACCTGTAATTTTGTAGGTTCCGGCAGCAAGATCAGAACCCAAGGTTCCGCTTGTGATTGTCTTAGATGTAAGAGTAGATGCAACCCCATCAAGGGTTACTGTGCCTGTGGCATTAGGAAGAGTAATTGTTCGGTCTGCTGTTGGATCAACTACTGTAAGTGTTGTCTCATAAGCATCGGCAGTTGCACCTTCGAACTGGATACCACCATTTGCAATTACTGCACCATCTAAAATCTTTGATGAAAGAGTTTGTGCATCTGTATCGCCGACCACATTACCGGTTACTCCGTGGACACCTGCTGTTGTTGGAACAGCAACAGATCCAATGTGAGCAGAAAACTCGTTAAAGTCTTGACCGGAAACAACATGGCGAACCGTAGCTCCTGCGGAGTGAGCCACATTTGTTGTGGAATCTGCACCACGAGTTACAGTAAGAGTAGTTCCACCACCAGATGCGGTAACGCTAATGAGTTCTTCTTTGTTGGTATCTGGATCGATAACCAAGGTGTAAGGGTAGTTGCTTGGAAAACCTGTTACTAGGTCAAGCGTGATTGATTGAACAGTACTATCGATACCTGATGATAGCGATGCCTGTTTTGCTGTTGAGGCGTAGTATCTTTTCTGGGCCATTGGTTACCTCGTATAGTGGAGTCGGGGTGGATAAAGATCTCGAAGGCCAGCAGCTTCTTGCTGTAGTCGTTGCTGGTATAGACCAAGGTAGAATCGTGCAACGGAAGTTCCGCCACCGATTGGCTTGGATTGATCCATCATGTCTGCTTCTACTGTCTGGCTTGGGATTCGTGCAGCATCTGAACCAACGATAAGTCGAGCAATAGCTCCATAAACAATTACATCGATAGTAGAAGATGGCAGACCAGTTACTGTTTCGTAGATGTCATTCTCAGCAGAGAGAACTGATGGAGCCTTGGCATAGATAACCTGAACAGTTCTGCCCGGATCAATCATGTCAAAGATATTGATGGTCTTGCCATTGGCAAATACTGTTGTGTTGGCAGTCTTGTCTGTGTCATACCTACGGACATTGAGCCATTCCTTGGTTGAGCCAATAGTCTGCCACTTGACATTGAGGACATAGTCGGCAGTAGCCGGAAGTGAGTAGGCAGTAACGGCTGAGTTAAAGCTAAAGGTGTGTGTGCCTACCCCAAAGAGTTCTGGGTAGACAGCCTGAATTGTGTCGTTAATAGCCTGCTTGACCATAAATCGTGGGTATTGAGGTGCAATTACCACCTTGGTCTGATTGGCCGCCGTAGAGGCTGTGGTGCCTCTAAAACCCCTACCCCAAGGGGCAAGGTAGACCTGCTTGGTTAGGTTGTCTGTCCGATCCACATACATCAGTTCAGATCCAACCTCGATGATGCCACGACCCATCTGGGCAGTCTCATTGACTACGAAGTCTGTGGCTGTAGTGGTAGCAATACCACCAGATTGGTTGATCCAAGTAGCGGTTTCCTGTTGGGCCCCATAACTCTGGATCTGCCCAAGGACTCGTTCTATGAGTCCATTAAATGTTGTTGTCATTCACTCACCGCTCTCAGGGCTGCGGCAGCAGCCTTATCAGTAGTTCCGCCTAGTTGGTTGCAGACACCACGAAGGTCTTTGTAATTAGGCCGAGTGTTACCAGCCTTGACATTTAAGGCACCAACAACGCTTAACCCTGTAGTTCCAGCCCAAGTGTTTGCAGCCTTAGCTGCACCTACATATGACTGAATAGCAGGATAGGTGCCACCATTAGCGAGGCGATTAAGTTCTGCATGGAGTGTGCTTCCGTTGGTACCAGTTGCCATTACTTAGCCTTTCTCTTTGCTGCTGCGTTATCTACTAAATTTGGATATGGTCTTCCAGCCTTCTTAGCAGCAGCCTTAGCCTTTGCTTTCTGTGCCGGAGTCAATGGAGTAGATTTTTTATTGGGATTCTTTTTATCCCAGAATGCTGTTTTCTTTTTCACCACTTCACCTTGTCTGCCCAATAGGCTGCTGACATTTTGCCTTTAGCAATGTTCTTAGCATGACGAGCTTTGAATGATGCTTGTCTTGCTGTTGGCTTCTTATCACCTGATACACCCTGTTGCCCAAAGCGAATTGTCTTCACCTTGTCACCAACTTTGGCAACTACAACATGAGACTTCTTTGGGTGAGATGGAGTTTTCTTTGGCTTGTTAAAGCCAGATACCCCGGCCTTCTTCAGCCGGGGATCTCTCTTCTCGGCCATTTACTTCTTCTTGCCCATTTTCTTAGGCATAGCCTTTTTCATTGGCTTGCCAGACTTCTTCGCTTCCATCTTGGCATCTTTCATACCTTTTGCTGAGTATGGGAATTCTTTCTTTCCGACCTTTGGCATTTGCTTCTCCCTTTGTGTGATGACTTTGACTTTCCCACCGCTGTTTATATCAAACGAGATGGAAATCTCTATTGCCTTACGAGCTTCATTAGCTGCTGTTCTTGTGTTCGTTGGGGATAGTGTGGCTCTGGCTAATGCACCAAGTGCATATGAACTTCCAGATCCAACTCCGTATATTCCACGGTCATCTCTTACCCAAGAAAAGTCATTATCAATTTGATAAATCTTTCCTCGAAGGCAGATCAATGCATCAAAACCTGATCCATCTTTGGGGTCATTATCGGCAGTCTTAGGCGATGGGTCATATCCATAATCTGCGTATGCTTGCTTGAGTGATGGCAATAAATCTGTCATCATAAATTTATCTAGGTTCACACCTCGTGGAATCTTGGGAGCATTCCAACTGTGTAGGGCTATATCCCCGGCGATTGCATCGCCAGCAAAGGCGATTACATACTCACC